CCCTGGTTAGTGAAGATTGGCTCGGGAGCATGAATGAACTCAGCATAGTGCTGACCCTTCTTCTCCAGAGGATCGGCGCAATCCACATCGAGCTTGTAGGCACCAGTCACCCACTGCCACTCGCCCATGTAGTTGGTCGGCATCCAGCTCAAATCACCAACACGGTTCACAGGACGCACAATGTGCGACTTGAACACATACGGGGTGACGACAAACGCAGCCTCGAACGGAGCGGTCGTCCAGCTCGGGTTGACGCTGAACACAGTACCCTTCGTGCCGGAAGCACTGGTGAACGGCTGAACCAGCGTGTACTTGCCACCGGCATAGGTAAACCGGGGCGGGAACAGATTCGGCACATGCCGGAAGTTCTTAATGACCCGATTCGCGCCGATGCGCTTGAGCAACTCCGCACCAGCGCCACTACCCTGATCAGCGAAGCGCAAGTCATCGCGGAACGCGGGGTTGTTCTGAGCGATGCGCTGCGAAGCCTCCAAGCCGATGTACAGCGGGAAGATCGGACCATCGCTGGAGTAGCTGATGAAGCCGGAACTATCAGGATTCGTCGCGCCGTTACGGATCAGCGTGGCGGCGGCGACATCGAGCATCTCCTGAGTCAGCTCGGAGGTGGACTGATTGAGCGCCTGACCAGCCGATCCGGTCTGAATCCAGGGGAACTCATTCACGCCAGACGGAATCGTCTCAACCTGAGTGAAGGACGAGTCGGCCACAGCCTTGATGGCGAACTTGGCGAAGGTGTTCTGGTAACGAGTCTCCCAAGTGCGCTGAGCGCGGATCGAGAGCTTCTCCAAGTACACGCGCAGGAACGCCTCGACGCGATGGTCAAAGGTCAGATCGTCCTTACACAGGAGCGGACCTTTGAGGGCGAAACGCTCAGGACTCCAGGTGACGGCATTGTAGCCGACCGGAACGTCATTGTAGGTGACATCGCAAGCGCCACCGTTCTCGCCGCTGGCGAGCGTGATGGCCGACCACTCCTCAGCCGCAGTCGGCTCGATGGAGGTGGTGGTGAACGAGGTCTGGGTCAGACCCGTACCCTGAGGATACTCGCCGCGCTCAATCATGTTGAGCCACATCGAGCGGTACGAGGCGCGTTTATAAACGTCCTGAGCGAGCGACTCGGTAGCCACCGCAAAGGCGTTGAAGACATTAGGACAAGACATGAGATGAAAAATGTAAACCGACGTTATCTGCGTTATGGCTGGTTATCCATCCACCACACGGTGGCTGATTATCCAACCGCTTCCGATGCGGAGTGTCATTGCCGCTTAGACGGGGGCATTCAATGACCAGTTGAATGCAACTCTTAAGGTCGTTACGCGGGATGGAGCGATAGAAATGCTTATCGCGTCAATTAAAATGTGTCGTCCATAGGGTTGGCCACCAACTCCGACTGGATGGCGGCATACGAGCGATAACCCTTAATCGTCTCAATCCGATGAGGCGCGATGATCGTCTCCCGCGCTATCATGCCACGGTAAGTGTACGGACCTGGGAATGAGCCGGTCATCAGAACATAGAAATCAACGCCATCGGTTTTCGGCCCTTTGCGCGCATCGACTAGTAGCTTTCCAGTCTCGTACTTGGTTGTTTTGACATCGATGCGATATCCCGGCGGTGGCGGGATTGTCGCGTCGTAGAGCGGATGCGGAGGATCGCGGTCGGTATCCAGATCAGGATACACATTGAACAACTTGCAGAACGCTATCTCGCCGCATATACCCTCCAAATCCACAGTCGCAGAATCCTGCGCGCTGATCTTCAGGTTGGTAATGTTGAAATGACGATTATTGCCGTTGCGATTCTTGGCGATAAAGTGGGCCAACTTCCTCTCAGCGGTTGTTAAAGATACAGTTTGACCGATTTTGATTTTGTTTATCATGGTCAAAAAGGTGGAAAATTTTTGAGGGGGGTATCGTAAACGAAGCCCACCCGCAAAGGGGGTGCCAGGTCCTACGTCAACAATCGTGCCAACCCCTAGGAAAACAATTCTTTTCTGTCATAAGTAAAACTTATGCTGATCATAAGTTTCCCTACGTTGCACAATGGGTGTTATATTTACTTCGTTTCCGGTTCTCCCATGACTTGAATCTCCGTGATTCGATCCGGCATCTGACCCAACAGATTGATGGACACGCTCGCTTGCTCACCAGTTTCCGACCAGCCAAACACAAGCGCGGAACGCTTTGCCACACTGCCTAGAATCGATTCCCTGACCGATTCATCTTTGATTCCGTCCAAGTCATAGCTGTCTATGCGTTCAAGCGTGCTGGCGGCGTCTGCTGCAAGCTTTGAGCGGACAAGTGCGGACAGGCTTTCTAGGCTTTGAGTTTTCTTTTCAATGCAAACCGTTTGCATTTGCTTCCTTAACTTCGTCAGTCCCGTCCGGCTTGCTTTGGTTTGCACCGTTTCAACGCATAGCTTCAAATCGCTTGCAATCGTCGACAATTCCTCTCCCGATAGGTATCGGGCCTTAACTTCGTCCCACACTTCACTCGGCTTCGCCATGCATGATGCATAGCGGCTTTGGTTGCGGCTTTCAACGTCCGGCTTGTGATTCCCTCGTTTTCCACCCCTCCAAAATTCGATTTTTGCGCTCACCAGGCAAACGCTCTCAAAAATTTTTCACTCGTTTTCCCCAATGATTCCACCCCTTTCACCCCTCTCTCAAAAATATTTTTGATTTTCTTTTGACTCATTCCACCCCGCCCCCTACTCTGTCCCCATGAATTCAATCCTCACCGCAGTAGCTGACAGCGTAGCAACCGGCCTTCCCGTTGACGTCCCCATCTCATTCGAAAGCGTTGACGCAGCAATCGCCTTCCTCCGCTCCCGTTTCGTTGACGTTGATTGGGACGGTTTTCCCAATCGTGTGACTATCTTCGGTGACGATCAACGAATCGAAGGCGACGAAGACGAGGGCCTTTGGGTTCTCAATCTAGTTTTCGCCCCCGCCCCCGCTCGTTTCGGAGACGTCAACGCTATCTAATCCATGAAAACCAAACGCATCAAACGCCTCGCCATCGCGGCCCTATTCATCGCTTTCGTCATCTTCCAAGCGTACCTAGAAACGTCCGCCGGTTTCACTCCTAACCACTAATCCAATGAACGTTCACCTAACCCTCAAGTCTTCCAACGCGAAAACCGGACCAATTCCGGTTTCCACATCGTCGGCCGCTACATGCTCCGATGCATGCCCATTCAAGAAAGACGGCTGCTATGCCGACTCCGGACCGCTTGCGTTGCATTGGTCTAAAGTAACAAGCGGACAACGCGGTTTTGACTGGTCTTCATTCCTGTCCAAAGTCCGATCATTCCCAGCTGGCCAATTGTGGCGTCACAACCAAGCCGGAGATTTACCGGGTGTCGGAGATTCAATTGACGCAACCGCACTAGATGAACTTGCAACCGCCAACACTGGCAAGCGCGGTTTCACCTACACTCACAAGCCATTGACGCCTGACAACCTGTCCGCACTACGGTCCGCCAATGAGCGCGGTTTCGTTGTCAACCTGTCCGCCAATTCCGTCAATCATGCGGACCAATTGGTCAAGACAGGCCTTCCGGTTGCGGCCGTAGTGCCTCAAAACAGCCCTGACCGTTTCACAACACCCGATGGCAACCGCGTGGTCATCTGCCCCGCACAACGCGTTGACAACCTATCGTGTGACAAGTGCCGCCTATGCGCGAAAGCAAACCGTGGGTTCATTGTCGGATTCAAACCGCACGGAACGGGTGCCAAACGGGTGCAACGAATCACAACGGCCGGAAATTGACGGTCCGCTTCAATCTATCGGCCGTCGGTAGGTTGACACGTCTCTTCAATCTCAATCTCAATCAATCAAAACTTAATCAATCCAATGTTAAACCGTTATCCCGGACAATGCGTCCAATGCCACGAATACGTCCCGACTGGCCTTGGCACCGTCACCAAGCGCGGCCGTGTCTGGCGCATAGACTGCAACGCATGCACCGGAAACATGCCGGAAGAATCCGGCCTGGTTTGCGTCAAACTATCCTCCGGATGGACTGGCACCCGCAATGCGCGCGGCCGTTGTGAAGACGCACCGTGCTGCGGCTGCTGCACTTTCTAACCCTAACCTAACGCATCCAATCAAATGAAAGTCCTTGAATTCATCCGCCCCCGCGCCTTCGAAGATCCGTTTATCCTGTCAGGCGAACGCTGGCAATATGTCACCGTCAAACGCGCCGATGGACAGGAAGACATTGGTGTCTACCGCTTCGCGACGGACTTGTGTTACGACTATTCCGACTTTCGCGCGCTCTTCAACCTAGCCTAAACCCAACGCATCCAATGACATCAATTCAACGCATAGAAACGGCCGTGGACAACCTGATCAACGGTAACCTCACGCACGCACGCAAGTCCGCGCGCGGACTCACATATTCTGACATATTCGACTGGCTGACAGGCCCTGTCGGATGGACAGAAAAACGCTCCCGCGCGTGTGCGGATTATCTGATCGGACGCATAGACTACCGCACCTATTGCAAATCGGACCGCTGACCTCTCCTCCGCGCATCACGCGAAAGTGTGGTGCGAAAGGGTAGGCCAATCTATCCGCAGCAATAAATCCAAAGCATGAAATTCACCCTCCACGACACCTTCAATGGTGGAACCGTATCGGTCCACCGCTCAATCGAAACCGCCGTACGCGCATCCATGCGATTCCACCGCGCGGTCAAACGGGCTAACGGAAAAAACTCATTCATCACGACTGAAATCCGTTGCGACGGCAAGCGACTGGATGAAAACCAGCAGGAAGCCGCGCTGGGCATCCAATGGGCAATCGAAACCGGAAAGATGAAAGCCTAAGAATCCAATGAAAACCCATACCCCCGGCCCTTGGCTTGTCCGATTCGAAGAGGATCGATTCGACTCGAAACTGTCTGTCATTGAGGTCATCGATGGAAGCGAGGCGTCATTAAATCATCCGCAGGGCGAGCTTGTCCTTGCGCGAGTCAATGTCAGCGCGTTTGCGCCGCACATGGATGAGCCGCTTGCAAATGCGACGCTCATCGCATCCGCGCCTGAAATGCTGGAGGCGCTGGCTCTGATTTACGCAAACGCCGGAGAATCGCCCGAATGGATTCGCGCTAGAATTGCTCCGGTCATCGAAAAAGCGATTGGAGGCAACCTGTGAGCAGCCATACCCCCGGCCCTTGGCGGACAACTGGCCTTAATGTCCGCGCTGGTGACGCTCTGATTTGCTACGCAATGAACCATCATGCAAACGCAGAAACTTCAGAGCCTGAGAAGCTTGCCAACGCTCGCCTGATTTCCCTCGCGCCTCAAATGCTGCTTGCCCTCGAACGTCTCACGCATCCGATGGCCGACGACGACGACCTAGACTACGCGCGCGAGGTAATCAGGAAGGCGAGGGGAGGTCAGCCATGAAGAAACACACTCACAAGCCAAAAACATTCATCAGCAGATGTTTCGCTGGTCCGGTTGATTCAAATCGCCCGAATCCCCGCGCGCACGGCTGGGCGACGGTCAAGCAAGTCTGCCCTTGCGGCGCATGGCGCATGGTCAACGTGAACCAAAAGCAAAAGGAAGTCGGGCATTGGCAATCCGAATCCTGATCCGTTAAACCGGGGGTGCGCGCATCCGTTCCACGCGCAAATCCCACGAATAAACCTCTATCGCGCATCAAATCATGCATCCATTACTCTTATCCGCGCTTATCCAAGTCGAATCAAACGGAAACGACCATGCGCGCGGCAAACAC